TGAAAGAGTAATTGCCTCTGCATTTGCAAGTTTGAAATAACGGAAATACTGATTACCAATTGCACCATAAGCAGAGTTCAATTGAATCTTACGTGCCATCTGAATATTATTGCATCTAGCAATCTCTTTAATCAGTTCTTTATTTTTTGTTTTTTCATATTCTTGCTCTGCAATAAGCATTTTCTTTTTGAAAATCACACGTTCATTGTAGATTTTCTCCATTAGTTCTGGAAGAAATCCACGCACATCCTTACGAAACATTGCTCCATTTGGACAAACTGCATAATCTTTATAAGAATCAAAATTCAATTCTTGATTCAAGATCCTTTCAACATTTGCAGTGGGATGTCTTTCTTCCAGGAGGGTTTCTGGGGAGATGTTATATTGCATGATGAGGTGAGGATAAAGGCTATTAAGGTCAAAACTGACCACCCAATCATAAACCCCAGGAATCGGTTCTTTAACGTATGCACCCGCATATTTTTCATCTTTAGTTACATTTTCTTTTGGGGGAATTACAATATTCCTTTTTTTAAGATAGTTGTAAATAATTGAATCCCACATACGAACTTGATAAAATACATCGACAAAATTCACCTTGGCGTCAAATGCCATTGTAATTGCAAGTTCAATCAGTTTCATCTTGTCTTCCAAACGGTCAACAAGTTCTACGTCTTTAATGTTATACTCTACAAATTTTTGCCAACCTTTAGTATAAAAATCTTTAAATGTATCAAATTCAGAGTGATCTAATTTTTTTTGCTTAAGTTCAACTTCTGCAATATAATCTAGACGATAAGACTCTTGTGCCGTATAAGTAAACTTCTTATACAAAGCAAGATAGTCCAATTGAGTCAAACCGCCTACATCATAAACAACCTGTTCTCTATTGTTTGCAAATATTTTATTTTCAGTAACAAGTCCCCAAGGTGAAAAACTTTTCATACGTTTTTCACCAAGAACTCTAGAAAGTCTTCCACAAATATATGGAATATCATAAAACTCAATATTCCATCCAGTAACAACTTCTGGAATATTATTTTCCCAATAATATAGAAACTTTACCAAAAGGTCGTATTCACTATCGCATTGAATATATTTTACATTTTCTTGAGAATTTTTGAAAGGTCCATTGCCCCAAGTGACAATTTGCTTAGAAGAATAGTCCTGAATTGTGATCAAAAGAATTTCTTCTGCACAGTCTTTAGGATCAGGAAATCCATTTTCGGAAGCAACCTCAATATCAATAGTATAGAGTTTAATTTTGCTAATATCAAATTTTATTTCATCTTCTGGATATTTGTCGGAAATATACTGGTAAATATATCGATCATTTCCATAGATTTTAAAATTATCTACATCATCATACTTTTTATAAAATTCTCTACAGTCCTTTACAGATCCTGGTCTAATTTCTTGAACATATTCCCCTTCAAGAGTTTTGTATTTTGTTTTTTTATTTGATTTTACAAAAAGAGTAGGAGAATACTCTTCTTTAAACATTACATATTTACCATTTTCATAACCACGAACGAGAAATTGATTCCCGATCATCTGCACATTGGTATAAAATCTCATTTAATAAGTTCTTCTGCGTACTGTTCTAGTAAAGTTGCTTTTGGTGTAAAAAATGTCACCATTTTATCCGAATGAATTTCAAACCAATTTCTTCCTGGTTTTGCAAATCCTTGCATCCAAGGACCTTCAATTTCTCCAGAAGATTGATTAATTATGTAAGGATTTGTAAGTCTACAATCTGGATCCCCAACGTCTCCAGGTATTTCTTCAATTTCACTGATTAACATCTGATTCGTCATCAGAAGAATCACTTTGATCAATTTGGGTTGTGTTTTCTCCTGCTCCATTTTTTAATACCTGCTCTTCATACATTTTTTTAAGATCATCAGTTGGTTCAACCAAAGTTACTACCCAATCTGCATAAATTTCTACACTAGTGTCTTTTGTCAACGATGGCCAAGGATAAAGAGAAACACTCATTTGATTTTGTTTCCCCTTATCATCTTCAGAAATTTCAAATTCACCATTAATTACCACACTACATGGTTTATTAAGTTGATATTTTACAAGATTTTCACCAGAAAACATTCCCATCATATCTGAAATAATTTGTTCTCCAGATTTAAGTAACGCAATCTTAACTGTCATAAATTTTTCATCCCGTTTTACTTATTCTACCAAGAAAAAAGAGGGGTGTCAACTGGATTTTGCCAGTTACCCCTCTATAAGCGCCGACGATATTCGGGTAGCCCAATTTATTTATAGATAATCCTTTCTTTTATGAGATTCTGGAACAATTTTACCAAGAACAACGGTCAATAACCCATCCTCAAATTCAACTGATCTAACTTCCGTATCATCTGCGAGGGTCCAAGATCTGGTGAAAGATCGTTGAGCCAGTCCTTTGTGGACATATGATGTTTCTGTTTCTTTGTCTTCTTTTTGTCCTTCGACAAAGAGCTTTCCGTCTTGCGTGTAAACATAAACTTCTTTTTTCTTAAATCCTGCGAGTGCAATTTCCAAACGTGATTCGACATTGCTAACTTGAACGAGATTGTAAGGGGGATAATTGGAAGTAGTTTCATGAAGGTTCCAAAATCTATCAAAGAAATAATCATCAAAACCAATGCCATATCGATGAATCCTATCCATTAAGGTAGGAAGATCCGACGTAGTGAATCGTGCCAGATTAGTCATATAGTAGCTCCTTTACTAAGCGAGTTTGTGTTTTGTGGATCCTTTCGGCATCCATTAATAATTATACAAGAAACATAAAAAAAGGGGGTGTTGAAACCCCCACTAAAATTATTCGGTTACTACCCGTTTTTTAACACCAATGTTATATTTTTGCTCAAGAATCCAATCATTCTTTTCTTTGTAAGCAATAACTTTAATTTGATTTAATGGAGCAATGTCCATTACTTTATCCTCATTAACAACTTCAATCAAACCCCAATCTGAAAGAAGTCGAATGATTCTATTTCTACGTTGAACATCATTCACCGTAAGATTAGCATGTTTGCCATCAAGAGCAAACAGTTCTTTAAAGTGAGTGATGTAATACCTACCTTGCTTATGAAGAATATGAGCACTTTGATAGAGTTTCTTCTCCTTTCTGGAGGCAACTCCAATGCGTGTCAATGTTTCTCTAACTTTAAGAAAATCATCTGGTTCCCTAAGGGTAACTTCTACCATCATATCGGGAGACCAATTTACTTGAGGTTCAATAGTTTGTGTTGTCATTTTGTTCCACCAGTATCAAGTCGTTGTTTAATCCAATTAATTTGATCATTTCTAAGGATTTTTAAAGCCTGGGATGCTTTTTCATTACTATAACCATAGTATTTTTTAACACATTCCAAATCTTTGATGTTATCCTTACGGAGCCAAGGAGAAAATCTCTTCTTTTTCCTCAAAGTATTTAGCAAAAATACATATTGCATATCTTTATCTAAATGAGGATACTTATTCATTTCATTTGCAAACATAATGCAATCCAAATGAGCAGATAAACATCTATTAATAATATAAGGAGGATATTCGTTTTTAAGAGTTGGATCTTCTTCAATAATATTTTTTTTAGTTGAATTAATTGAATTTAACCAATCTTTTAAGTCAATCATAAAATGCTTTTTGCAAAGGATTCATTTCTTCTTTCATGTAATTAGTTACAAGAAGTTCTGTTTTAATATTATCTTTTGTTCCCCTTTCTCCACGATGAGCCATAGAATACCTCAATTGCCATTCTTTACATTCATAATCTTTATATAAATCAAGCAATTTATCATTAAGATTGTAAGTAATCATGAATTTATGTGGACAATCATAAACATCTTCTGCAAATTTAATGTGATCAAATCCTTTATGCATTTCTCTATTTTTTCCATAAAGAAAATCTTTAATATCATATGGAGGATCTAAAAACACAAAGACATTTTCACCATCTGAATTCATAACTTCAGAATAATCAATATTAGTTATTTTCCAATTTTGAATTAAATTAGAAAACTTTTTTAACTTATCTGCGCCAACAAGAGAAAAATTTGAGTTTGCTGCCGTAACCGAAAATGTACTATTTTCAGTAAGTCCAGAATAACTACATTTATTCATAATAAAAAAAGCAACTGCTTTTTCAAGACTATCATAAGCATCAATTTCTTTTTGATACTTATTGAACAACTCAAGAGCAAATTTATCCTTTTCATCTTGAGTTGTCTTATCGAGCATATTTTGTTTTTCTTCTCTTACTCGTTCAGAAAGAGATGATCCATTATCACGTAATTGAATCCAAAAATTATAAAGTGGAACATAAAGATCGTTGATCCAAATTGGTATTCCTGGATAAGCTTGTGCTGTATAAATTGCCATAGAACCTCCTCCAATAAAAGGTTCTCTGTATTCATTAAAATATAAAGGATACCATTCGGCAAGTGTTTTTACTGCTTTGGATTTGCCTCCAGGATATCGTAAAGGAGTTTTTAATGGATACTTTACTGACATGTCAAACAATCAATTTTTTATTGGGGGTCATTAATTTACTACCAAACATTTGATTATATTGTTCAACAATACCACTGTCTGGTTCTGCAACATAGATTACAAAGTTACGAGATACTTCCATTTCTGGACACTCCTTATTGATCAATGGAGACCATGGAGCAAATCCAATTCTTCCAGATTCTGAAGGAAATGCTACAATTGGATTTTTAAATTTTATATGACTATCTGTGTCTCCTACGACTTCAGTAATCACATCTTCACCAGTCGAAAGACGAACAAGTTTCACGTTTAACATTTTAATACCTCATTTAAATTCACATTCTACCATAATCTCTGTCAATGCGGCAAGAAGATTAATTTCTTGATCTGCGACAAACGCAGATTGGTACTGATACTTTGCAATGATTAAAATTGCTGCTGGAACTGTGTTTGGGGTAAGACTTTGATAACATGCATCATAGATCTTACGAAGAATAATTCCAGAATCATTGTCTAAATTAGAAACCACCCATTTGCGGACTTCATTAAACTTTTTTTCTTTTAAGTTCTGAATTAATCCTTCTACTGCAATATCCGAAAATAATGCCAAAATTCCAGTGTCGATTTTTCCACTAACTGAATATCTTTGACATTCATTCAGAATTCTTCTCCAGTCTGGGAAGTGATTATTTATTATTTGGATCAGAACCTTCTCATCGTATTCTACAAGATTCTTGTCTAGAATATTTTTTAATCTTTCAAGAAAATTAATAGCAAGTTTTGCCCTTTCTTTTCCTTTGATAGAAAAATCAACTACTGCACACCTA